ATTAACTATAAGGGAAACCGGTCTTGCGACCGTATCCATCACTGGATACCGAACTCCAATTGGCGACTTCTTAGTCGAACTACAATGACCAAATCAAACTAATGTCACAAAACTTACGGTCCCTCCAACCAATAATATATAAATATTAAACCCATATTATGGGAATTGATATATATTAGTTGCGGAACGCGTAAAATTATGGTAACATAATTTAATTTTAATTTTAAATTTAAATGAAAAGAAACATAAAAGACTTATTAGTTATAAGGCTCTTACACTTACTTTTCAATCTAAAGATAAAATATGTAGTACGTTTTATTAATGATTTCAACAACATTAGGAATAAAAGTGGTATTAAGTATGCGATCAAGTACATGAAAACCGCAAGGTTACATGTAACAAGATACATATGTAATAAACCACTTAAATCTAATGATTGTGGAGTATCATTAACAAAAGATTACTTTCCAAAACGTTTCTTGTATTTAAAACATTTAGTTGATAACACAAAATCTAAAGATTATAATAATAATCTTAGATCAGTATTATCACTATTTTATTATACAAGATCCGTTATGGCCACAAAATCCGAATTGAAGAAATTAAAACCAGATTTCTCAACAATTACTAAACATAACTCAAAGAAATTTTATACAATTCCTAAGAGTTTTGTTGAGTCTTTTGTTAAGAAATTTGATTTGAAATCCTCAATTCCAACATATAGTAATGATTTACACTATATAAGTAGTAAATCATCACCATATGGTAAAGCCACATTAAACAGTACTTATGGATTGTTTTCCATGAGTAATGTTCATCATGACCAATTAAATTATTGATTAAATTTAATTGGAATTGATGCTTATACGAAAATGTTTGGTAAACTGATTACAAATATGTGATCAGATAACAGACTATTTTCATATAAGTATGAGACTGGATATTGTGGTAAGTTATCAATTATTAATGATCCTGAGTTAAAACTTAGAGTTATAGCTATGGTAGACTATAATTCTCAAGTTTTATTAAAGCCTATTCATGATAATTTACTTAATAAATTAAGAAATTTACCATGTGATAGAACCTTTACTCAAGATCCATTTAATAATTGACAGCTTAAAGGTAACCACTTTCACTCTCTAGACCTTTCATCAGCAACTGATCGTTTTCCAGTACATCTTCAAGAGAAGCTTCTATCATACATGTATGATAGTAACTTAGCTTCTAATTGAAGAAATATACTAGTAAAAAGACAGTATGTTTATGAAGGTAATCCTTATACTTATAGTGTAGGGCAACCCATGGGAGCGTACTCATCATGAGCTGCCTTTACTATGAGTCATCATCTAGTTGTTCATTGATCAGCATTCCTTTGTGGAATACATGATTTTAAAGATTATATACTTTTAGGTGACGATATCGTTATTGCTAACGATAAAGTTGCTAATAAGTATAAATCTATTATGAATAAACTAGGTGTTGACATCTCTGAAGCAAAATCACATGTATCTAAAAATACATATGAGTTTGCTAAAAGATGAATAAGGAATAGAGTCGAAGTCAGCCCTGTTCCATTAAAGGGTATATTAAACAACATTAATAATATTAATGTTGTACTTATGCAATTAATAAATTACATAAGTAGGAATAATGTACAATTTAAAGGAACAGCATTAGAGTTAATTTGTGAATTATATAACAAATTGAAGATTAATAAAAGATTTTGAACAAAATCTTTAATTAATAATCATTGTTATAAATTCTACTATTCGTACAGATATAGTTTAGGTTTAGCAACTAATGAAGAAATGAGAACATTTCTTCAAAGGTACTTACCTGAACATATACCTGTACCTAATAGTGAGCTAATTCCCTATTTTATTAGGGAGCTCCTGATTGGTTCTCTGACATTCGAAGTGGAAAAGCTTGCTGATAGTGCGTCAAAACAATTTGATTCCTTTATAAATTATTATAAAGAAAAGAAATTGTCTGACATTAAACTATTGGCAAGCCACCCCTTCACTCATGCATTATATAATCAGTTGAATTCTAAAATTAAAGAATTATCAAAAGTTGATAATAACAATAATTTAGATTTAATTGATAAAATAATACACATGAGAGTAGAGGTTGTTGATAAACTTGTTGAAACAGTTAGAGATCCTTATAACAAGGTATCTAAACTGGATAAACTATGATCCAAATCAAGGTTAATCCTTAAAAAGATTAATCTAGAATTTGAATCACATTGAAATAGAGCTCCTCTATTAGAAGGTAATAACCCTATAATAGATGAAAACTATTTCAAAAGTAAAATATCAACTCCACTAGGAAATCTTGATATCCTTAGATATGGAAAATATAATGATCCAAATGAATCAGTTTATTGATAAATAAACTTATTCAATCATTATATTCCATCGAACAGATGGATTAAGTGTAATCCTCGTATCCGAAAGGATAGGTATGAAAATACCCGGTTTTCTCAAGTTTTAATCAAC